GCAGCACAGGCCGCACAGGCCCAGACCCTGTGGAGGAAGCAGAAAAGCTACTAAAACAACAACTAGAAGCTGGAGCTAAATTAAGCCAACAGTTCACAAGACAAATACAGCTAAAAGAAGCAAGCAGTGATTTAGAGCGTGAAGAATTGCAAATTGAATTTCAAAGACAAGACGCTATAGCGAGAATTGTAGAAACAGCAGAAATAAGTCAGCAAGCTGCACTTAAAGAATTGGCGAGCAAAATCGCAATTCTTGATGTAGAAAAAGCCAGAGGGAAGGTAGCGGCAAAGCAAGCCAGCGATCAACAGGAAAGAGACAAAGCCGCAGCTGAAGCCGCGCAACGTCGGCTTGAGGCTGACCCTGGCTTCCAAATGCAAAAGCAATTTGAAGAGCTGATTAAGCTTGAAAATCAAGTTGCAGCAGGAGCACTTGCCATCGGAAGCGCATTTAGCAATGCTTTTGTTGACGTTGTTTCTGGTGCTAAATCAGCGCAGGAAGGTTTAGCTGAAATGATGCAATCGGTAGCCAAACATTTTCTTGACATGGCTGCAAAGATTATTGCCCAGCAAACGACAATGATCATATACGGCACGATCATGAAGGCGCTCGGCATTGCCGGGGGCGCTAGTAGCGGGGGTGGTGGGTTTAACCCCAAGGCGCCAAGCATTACAGGCAACTCCCTCGAAGACTTTGGCGGCGGTTCTTTCGGTGGCTTCATGGCTGACGGCGGGGCAGTCAGCGCAAACACGCCTTACATCGTGGGCGAGAGAGGGCCTGAGCTGATGATTCCATCCACCAGCGGCAGGGTGCTATCTAACAGTGAAACCCGTCAGCAGCTGAACAGACAGCAAGCCGTTGCTAGCACCCGCGAACAGCTGGACAGGCAGCAAGCCAACACCATGCAACCGCTGGATATTCGTTATGAATCGACGGTCATAAATAATGTTGAGTACGTCACAGCAGAACAGCACCGTAAAGGCATGACGCAGGCTGCCGAGCGCGGACGGGCAATGACGCTGACGACGCTGCAAAATAGCTCTAGAACTCGCAGCAGGGTTGGCATCTAATGAGCGCGTACGCATTTGTTAATTACGTTCGTTTTAAGACGCAAGCCGATGTTTACACCGGCACGCCATACCAAAATTTCAGCGTCAATCAGGCTCGCACTTATAGCGGTGTAACCTACAACTTTGCACCGTTTGCCGTTTCGTCTGGTGGTGGGGCTCGCGGCGGTGAACGCTCCAATGCTGCCCTAGTCGCTGGTACGGATGCGATCTCTGTAAATCTGTTCGCAGAAGCGGTCCAGAGCCGTTACATACTTGAAATCAAGACAGTCAGCCTTGACCCACTGACGTTTGCAGATGAGGCGTTAATTTCAACTGAAACATGGCGCATTGCGTCGTATGAAATGGACACAACAGCGATAACCATGCGACTGACATCACCTCTCGATGCAGTGAAAGCTCAAATCCCTCGACGAACTTTGAGCACAAAATTGGTTGGAGCATTACCAACTAGTGGAACATTGGTTATCGGTTGATGTGGCATCGTTGGATTGGTCTTCCCCATGAGTTTCGAGCGGATCCTAATGACGGTCAAGCGGCTGACTGTCTGATCATGACCTGGCACGTTTTAGGCGCTGCAGGTGTTCCACACCCTGGACTGAATGCGGAGTGGCTAGACATGGCAGAACGCGGCGATTACGAAGGTCTAGCTCTGCTGTATCGAGGGTTTACAATAGGCTTGGTCAAGCCGGAAGAATACGCGGTGACAATGTTTCGAGCTGCAGACCATATCGGTATTGGCGTTGTTGTGGACGGAGGATTATTACATATCAATAGGCGCAAAGGTGTTCAATGGATTCCAGTGGAACGGTGCAAGAAACTGGAATACAGGAGGTTTGAATAATGTTGCCATCTGATCGTTATATCGCTGAAATCCTTGGCCTCACGGAGGCGCAGTATCGACACTTCCATATTGAGGCAAGGAAACGCGCAGCGGAAGGGCCGCAACCTGCGGTCGTAGCGGAAGCTGCCGTAGTGCTAGCGATTGTCAATCTTGTGATTGGCCTGGGCTCAGTTGCGGTTTCCTTGCTGTTAAAGCCTTCTGCGCCAAAAGCTCCGGGTGAACGGGGCCAGCCAACTCAACGTCAAGAGGAAGGCAGCACAGTCCTCCGAAACAGTCGGTTTGCGCCACGGTATGGCTTTGATTCGCAGCAAGATATTGCAACGTTAGGCAGCATTATTCCGATTGTTTACGCTCGCAAAGAAACTTTATCAGGCATAAGTTACGGCGGCATCCGTATCAACATGCCAATGGTTTGGAACCAAATTCTGAGCTTAGGCGGCGGCCAAATGATACGCGGAGTATTTTTGCTCAGCGAAGGCACGATTGGCAGTGTTGACCCAAATAACTTTGCAATTGGTAGCAGTACGCTACAGGGCTACATTTTTGACAGCAGCGCTGCTACTGAAGCAGCCTCACGGGTGACGCTTTATCTCAGAAAGGATGGAGGCCGAATTAGAGGAAGTGACAGAGTAGCTGGCCGGTCAAATTCCAATGATGACGGCAGCTCTACTGATGAGGGCAGCTCTACCAGCACAGACGTATTTCGAGTTTACTGGGACGGCGCCGAACGAGGAGATTTTTGCTCGTCCAGTAGGCCATCCACACAGACGACTTTTGGTGTCTATGCGCCGATTGGGAATGACCTGATGTATAAGGTCAACCCAATAATCAGCCCAGGCGTAAGAAGCCAGACAGGGCCGGGTAGCAGCAGTGGTCAGGTCACCGTTGATTGCCCAGTAGACGCGCCAAAAATGAATAAGCGAGACAAGTACCGGGCCAATTTTTCAACCTTTAGCGGCGTCAATCAGATCAATTCCACCACAGGGACAAGCCCTGGAACCACGACTTCAGTTAGTGTTGGTGATATCGTCAGTTACAGGCTTCATAACGGAAGTGACTGGGGAACTGTTTTTAGCGCCTATGGGGACTCAGATGATGACGCGGAGGCGAAAGATGTAGCGTCAGCCGTCGCTTCCCTGCAAAAAACTTGGGATGACCGGTTGGTAAAAGGCGAGTTGTATAAGGTCGGGTCGGCTTTATGCGTCTGCACAGACCGCACTCCAGCAGCGCAGTTTGTATCACAAGCCGAGCTAAATGGCTCCAACACCGGGAGTCAAGCTGTTGTCGCCAGTTTCACTGTCGTTGAATCTGGGGTCATTAAGAATTTTTCCCCGAACAGACTTGAGAGTGTGGGTGGAGATTTAGGCGTGCGGGAAAAAGGCACGACAGGGGGACACCTGCTGCGCTACGCACGGGGACTGGTGTCAACGTCGAGGGCGTGTCAAGCCGTGGAAGTTGGCCTGAAGTCTACTCTTGGCATCAGAATAAACAATCTATGCAACTTTAGGGACACAAAAACTTATGAATACGCCGACACTCAATGGTGTCAAGCTTTTGAAAACAACCCCCCAGAAGATATTGTCAACAACTTTTACCAAAGTGGTGTTATTACAGCACCAGTGCAGCGATATTCATTCTTCAAAGTCAAATATAGAAAAATTGGGGCAGGCAATTGGACGACGTTGGGTAATGCCTACGGGGTCAGAAGCGAAACGCAGCAATCTGTTTTTAATTACATCCGCTTTGAGTTTAGCTCTGCCAAGATACGTGAATTTATGTTTGAACCCCTTTCAGGGTTTGAAGTGCGGCAAGAACTTCGCGTGAGCCTGCCAAACCTTTTATATGTGCTTGACCCCAAGAAAGGTCGAGCCACCATCTCCGATGGTGGGATAGACGTTGTCTTTAATGGTGAAAGTATTGCACTTAATACAAGCAACTTTGGCATTGTTTTTGGCAACGCTGATTCTGGTTTAAGTTCTAACTATACTTACGACGAAGACACGAATGGGAGCAGCGACCCTACTTACAATGGCTTGCCCCTTGTAGATAATAATACTTACATCGATGACTATGGAAAACTAGCCGAAGCTTTCGTTTACACAGAGATCAGCAGCACTGCAGATTCTGGGCCTGAACATAGCATTGTTTATGTCAATGAAATCGTGGAAAATAGTACAGCGCCGCAATACGACAATCTTGCGCTGGTTGGCATCAACATTCAATCATCCGCCGAGTTCCAGCAGTTCAGCCAGTTTTCGGCCTATGTAACCGGAGGCCGTAAATGCACCAGGCTTTTG